TGAAAGATCCAAGATTACAAAGAGCAGGAGTCTCTGGGTTTAACCAGCCTAAGAGAACTACGGGGCATGAAACAAAGTCCCATGTTGTCGTAGCTAAATCAGGCGATCAGATAAAAACCATACGCTTCGGACAGCAAGGAGTTTCCACAGCTGGTGCCCCTAAAGCTGGAGAGTCTGCCAAGCAAACGGCGAGAAGGAAATCCTTCAAGGCTCGACATGGTAAGAACATAGCTAAGGGGAAAATGTCAGCAGCTTATTGGGCTGATAAGGTAAAATGGTAATACTTAATAAATTAACTTTTCAACTTACTGTTTAATATGAATTTATTTCCTAGCATCTAAAGCCTTTTCAATTTCAATATGTATCTTATCTAACCTAGTTTTAGTTTCAAATAAAACACTAGTCAGTAAATTGTAGTCTTTTTCACTAAAGGATTCTTTCATTGCTGCCAGATCTGTTGAGGTTCTTTCGGTCACTAAGTTTCCTTTAGAATCAAACAGCAACTTGTACCCTAGTAACACAGCCTCATTTTTTTTATTCATCATTAATCTATCTCTCTAAATTGTAACTTACCAGAATCTCCACGCAGCCCTGCTTTCATATACGCAGTCGCCCTACCTTCAAAGAAGTTCTGATGTTCTATCCCCATGACTTCATCCAACCAGCCCAAGGGATTTTCTCGTTGGTTGAAGTTTGTTTTTAATCCTAACTGTAAGAGCCTTCTATCGGCAATGTATCTATTATAAGCATACATATCTTTCTTTGTTAGTCCTTGTATGTCTCCCATGTCAAACACTAAGTCTAAGAACTTATCCTCTAGCTTAACCATCTCTCTACAGATTTGGTAAAGTTCTTTCTTAAAATCGTCTGTCCATATTTCAATGTTCTCTTGTATAAATTCTCTAAACAGTTTAGTCATAGCTTCAACATGCATAGACTCATCTCGTATAGAGTAAGTAACTATCTGCCCCATGCCCTGCATCTTACCGAATCTAGGAAAGTTTAAAAGGATAGCAAAGCTACTGAATAACTGTAGCCCTTCTGTAAAGGCTGAGTAAACTGCTAGAGTTTTAGCAATACTTTGCTTGTTACTTAGCGTAGGCTTGAAGTCTTTTATATAGTCATGCTTGTTAGACATCTCTTCGTACTCAGCAAAGGCTTTATACTCGACCTCAGGCAGCCCTACTGTATCTAAAAGAAGACTGTAAGCATGTTGATGAATAGATTCCATGTTTGCAAATGATCCCATCATCATCCTTGCCTCTGGCTTCCTGAACACCCGCATATATTTATCTATGTAACCAGCCCCTACATCTACATCCGACTGAGTGAATAGCCTAAAGATCTGTACTAATAGATTACGCTCAGTAGGTGACAGGTCTTGCCAGTCTTTAACATCGGTGTGCAAGGGTACTGACTCAGGCATCCAATGCATTTGGTTCTGTAGTACATAGTAATCAAACATCCAAGGATGATCAAAGGGTTTGTAGTAATCTCTAGTGCCTAGTAAGCTCATTCTTAGATATTCCTTGCGTATGCGTTAGTAGAGAAATTAGTTTCTAAAGATTTTAGTTTATCTTCAGAGGTAGCTAACTTATCCATCAACCCATCTAATGAGGCTACGAGATGTGGATGCTCTGCTACACCAACCCCATGGTCTAAATAGTTTTCTATGTCTACTATGTACTCACCAATCTCTGCTTTATATTTTAATTTTAAAGCGTCTATTTTTTTATTCCGATCTGCCATCTTGTTCTCCTTGGTTTTTTAAATATTCTGCTGCTTTAATGAGTGCTAGAGGGTTGTCTTGAAAGTTCCCTAACCCTATATTACACTGCCGACAAAGTAGGCCGCGAATATTGCCCATAGTATGACAATGATCCACACAGCTGGCTACCTTATCATTAAACTCTTGGAGACATATCTTACATTTGTTCCTTTGTCCGTTCAGCATTTTCTTTTTCTCCTCTAGAGTTATGCCGTAATTTTTTAGAACATGGTAAGCTTTTCTATAGGCTGCTCTAGCTTTCTTGTTCTCTGCGTTGTAGGCTTTTCGACGGACTGCTAGGGCTTCTTTATTCCTCTCTCGGTAGGCTTTGTTATAGGCTGCTCTAGCTTCTTTATTCCTCTCTCGGTAGGCTCTGTTATAGGCTACTCTAGCTTCCTTGTTCTTCTCGTAGTAAGCTTTTTTGGCTTCCTTGTTCTTATATGGCATCGTAATATTATCCCTCACACGCCAAGCAGTCTATCTCGTCTAATTTAATCCGTGGTATCTTGATCGCTATGTTCTCGCTAGTACGAGCAGCCTCAGTTCTAAAGTAATACATAGACTTTAATTTGTTTGCTCCATACCAGTGTACATCATTGACATACTGCATGTACTGATCATGTACTTCCTGATCTTCTGTAGCTTTAGGTAGTATAAAAAATAGATTAACACTTTGGCTCTGACATATAAACTCTTGTCGTTTAAGTGCATGTTCAATTATCCACAGCTGATTTAGTTCTGTTGCTGTTTTGAATACATTCTTTTCATGCTTAGAAAGAATAGTTAAGTGCTGTACCGATCCGTTATGCGCTAGTATATCAGACCATAATTCTTTTATTACCGAATCAGTCAATCCTTTTTCTTTAAAAAGATTTTCAAGAAATCTATTCTTAACTTGGTAATTTCCGGTGAGGGTTTTATGTGTAAAAATGTTAGCACGAAATGGCTCGATAGAAGGAGAAGTGCCCCCACAAATAATACTAGAGCTAGCATTAGGAGCAACAGCAAGTAAGTGAGAATGACGATAACCCGAACCGTGGACATCAGGAGCTTCCCCCCGTTCTTCAGCCAATCTTTTAGAAGACTGCTGTGCCTTACGCTTAATATGCTTAAAACATTTATAATTGAATCCAGTAGCATAGATACTTTCAAAGTCAATGTTCCTGCGTTGAAGATAGGCATGAAATCCCATTGCTCCCAGACCAATCGACCTCTCCCTATAAGCCGAGTAAGCCGCCTTCGTAAATCCTTCTTGGCCTTCTTTAATATAATTCTTAAATCGTTTATAGTTGGCACTATACTCTCCTAACTGTGTGGTATCCAACGCATTCTCTATGAAATGCTGTAGTACATTATCTAACATGGCGACTAGATCATCTATGAATTTAGGATCTTCTTTCCAGTCATCAAAGTATTCTAAGTTTACACTAGACAAACAACAGACGGCTGTTCTTTCTTCATTAGTAGGTAATGTAATTTCAGAGCATAGGTTACTTTGTTTAATCTCTAGCCCTAAATCTTTCTGTCCTTTAGGTAAGTGTTCATTACAAATATCAAGATTAACTATGTAAGGCTCGCCTGTCTCTGCTCTTGCATAGATAATCTGCCACCATAGATCCCTTGCATTTATAATTTTAACAGCCTCATTAGTTTTAGGATCGACCAGTCTCCAATCTAAGTTTTCCTTAACGGCGTTTAGAAATTCTTTATTGAGGGTGACCCCATTGTGAAGATTCAAACACTTTCTATTTATATCTCCTCCACTTTCCTTTCTTATATTAATAAACTCTTCTATTTCAGGGTGGCTTATATCCATGTAAGCTGCGTAGCTACCTCGCCTTGTAGTGCCTTGATTGAAGGCAAGCATCTGTGAATCTACTACATGCATGAAAGGGATAGAACCAGTAGAACGACTGCCGTGAGCAGTAGGAATGCCGTTACTCCTAACATCTCCCCAATATCCACCGATGCCTCCACCTGAACTTGCCAGCCAAATGTTCTCGTCATAGTGATCAGACAAACCCCCACGACTATCAGGCACATAATTAAGGAAACAGCTAATAGGTAAGCCACGACTTGTTCCCCCGTTACTAAGAATAGGAGTGCTAAACATGAACCAACTATTGGAACTGTATTGATAAAGCCTTTGAGCCAATTCATAATCTGTTACTCCTTTGTAGGTTGCGCCAAACACAGCGGCTCTAGCAAACGCTTCTTGTGCATGTGTCTCTTCTTCCCAAAAGTATCTGTCTTTCAAACTATTCAGACTAAAAGTATTTAAGTTGTTATCCTTATCATAGTCTATTTTAATTCCTAAGTATGCCTTAGGGCCAACTTTATCTTCAATCATTTGGGTAAGCCTTTTCCTGACTCCATAAGTGCAAAGCTATAACGGCATAATGTATAATCTTTAGTAGATCTGCTTGGTCTTTAAGATCTCCGCTAATAGGATCAGACTTCTTACCGTAGCGCATGGCGTACTTCATAATGTTTCCCATACAAAATCCTTCACCATGTCCTGCATCTATAATTACATCCGTTGCTTGGTACTTACCATTAGCATAGTGCCTTTCATAAGTCTTGTCTATGTATCTTTTTATTTGCTCGACTGTATTGTCTTCGTTAAATTTATATTCGCCATTCATTAGGTAAGTTCTC